GCTCGCGGCGCAGGCTCTTGACGAGAGCCAACCTCCAGGCAAGCTTTTCCACATTCTCGAAGATTCCAGCGGGGTAGTCGCTCGTCTTCAAGTTGTAGGCGTGGCTCGTGAAGGGCACCGCGCCCATGTCCTTGATAGGGCCTGGATCCTCCCCCTTCTCGGCACCGGTGACTTCCACCCCTCGCTCCGCGTGGTGCTTGACGAAATCCGCTACATCCGTGGGGCAGCCACGCATGACGGAGTCATCACCCATGACCAAAGACAGAAATGCCTTGATCAGCTCCAAGGGTGGAATGCCGGTCTCCGCAGTCAACCGATGCACGACAAAGTCCAGGGTGAGCAGCTGGTTGATCTTCCCATTGGAACTTGCCGTGGACAGGATGCCGGAGCCGACAATGCCAAAAGTGTCGATTTGGTAGAGGTAAGCCCCAATCTGGACAACATGTGCCGACAGAAGCAACCCCATCTTGATCTGGCCCTCCTGGTAGACCTCAGGGGCCCCACCAGCGTCGCACAGCATGGCCCGGAGCTGGGCGTCGGCCATCCAGAGATGGCGCGTCACCGACATGTCCCAGGCCTTGCGGTCAGCTGCACAGCCAACATCCTCGCCAATGAGACGATGAAGTGCCTGACGAGTGTGCTCAAGACCCTCGTCATGATGACCCATGCCGGCAGCGTTGCCAAAGCAGGGGAACTCACTGCTGTGGGTGAGCCCCGCCTGGTACGCGGCAACCTCGGCTGCATTCTGATCGCTGTGCAAGATCCGCGACAGAATCTCCTGCGTAATGCAGGTCTGCCAAATCAGGCGCCAGCGCTTCGTGTCAGCCTTCTGCCTCTTGTGGGCCTCATGCTTGATCTTGAGGATCTCGGGCATCAAGAAGCCACCCTCGTAGAGCTGCCAGGGCGTAGCCGAGGCAAGCCACTTGGTGGAAGTGGTGAGGAGCATCACGAGCTTGACCACCGTGGCAGGAACGCAGTTCATGCTCTCACAGTAGTCCTTCTTCGTGTTGATGCCTGGAGGCAAATGCCAGCCAACACCCTTCTCCATCACCAAGTCGTCGAGATGCCTCTTGATGCACGAGTACACAGTCTCGTCGCCCCGCCAAACGTGCGCGGGGTAACCGCGAGCGAGGGTGGGCACTGTACGAGGATCGAGGGGCTTAGCAAAGCTGCGGTCCTTCAGCTGTGAGCTGAGTGAGTCAGCAATGTCTTTGGGGCCAGTGGGTGGCCACACCCCCCGCGCCTGCCCCTTCGCCGCGTCCCAGTTCCACTCAGGGAACTGCGCAAAGAGCCCCTCATAGGCAGGCTCAACGAAGGCTTTGGAGGCGCCGGTGCTCTTCACTTTTGCCTTGGCCGTCGCATGGGGAATCTTCCTCGCTCCCGAAGCAGAGGCTTGAGGCACCACATTCGGCCCGATGTACAACTTCCAGTAATCCGAGTCTGAAAGCTTGCCGGTGAACTCGTGCGTCGCGCACCTTTCCATGAGTTCATCCATCGTGACAGTCTTAAGCACATCGGGATCGGAAAGCAAGCTGGCAATGAGTGCGTCGAACTCCGCACACTCCTGAGCACTCACCTCGTCCTTTGCCGTGCAGTCTCCTATGCGCGTTGCGTAC